CGTTTAGCTGTTGAATCTAAATAACTATACGTAACCGATCTAGTGTTAACATTAGAAGCAGCTGTAGGGTAAAACCAAGTAATCTCTCCAAACAAGTTATTAATACCACAATAAATAAATTGATTAGATGTTGTGTTAAGATCATCATAAACATAATCTTCAACCAAGCAATCCATTGATTCTAGTTTACCAGTGTATCTAAAAAAACCATTATCAGACATCCAGTAAGCAGCACCATCAACTTCAACGGCTGCATTTTTACCAATCAATCCACAGTTAGTTCCAACTTGTTCATAAGCAAATGTAAAAGGAGTTCCAACAAATCTCATAGTAAATAAAGATGTATCACTCCAAATGTAAATTGCATTTCTACCAAGTTTAGCACCGATGATCCGTGATCCAGCGGCCAGTCTTTGTGTACCGGCACTATTTTCAGCTGTAGGTGTGTAGTCATTAATATTTTCTTGAGACGAGAATCTTATAAACATATCGTCCTGTGTAGTTTTATCTCCAATAGTTGTTTCAGTTCCAAAAAATACTAAGTGTCTATCGGGAGTTGATACTAACATGTCACGTGATGCTGTAGGTGCACCAACTATTATTGTAGCTCTTGTACCTGTGGCATTAGTTAAATCAGAATCCCACTCAAAACATTCACCATTAAAAATTAAAGCAATTAATGTACTACCTAAATTGTCTAAAGACCATAGACCGGGTTCAGCTACAGTATCCGTATCAGCTGATGATTGACCCCAACCAGAAAAATCACTGTAGTTTGTAACGGTAGCTCCTGTGTTGTGAAGAGCATTCGTTGTCCCTCTAACGTTTCTAGTTATTCCTGTTAAAGTATTTGTCGCTGTATTTACTCCTGTGTAAGAAATTTCTTCTGTGCCTACTTGTATAAAATTAGTTCCGGTTGTTGGAAAATTTAATACAGATGTTAAAATAATACTAGTTCCTGTTCCACCTGTTCCTGCTGAGTTAGCAGACAATGCTCCATTTAAAGTTGTTGTCTGAGGAGCTGTCGATGTTCCACCATATTGAGATATACCATAACCAAAAACACCAACCTGTTCAGCTGGACCAACATGATAGTATTGAAAAAAAGTAATTCCTCCAGACGTAGTAGCACCGGATCCGGTTTCATTGCTAGGCATTGTAATAGTAATTTGTGTTGAACTTACAACAGAAGTTACCATAAATTTTTTATCAGCAAAATCTGATGCTCCAAAATTAGAGTTAGTAATTGCACTAAATGTAGATACTTCACCAAATAAAATAATGTCTCCTTCTTGAAAACTGTGACTACTTCCAAACGTAAGGGTTACGGTTGGTGATCCGTTAACCGTGCTAAATGCACTTGTAATAGCTGTGCCTAATGGATTAACTAAAGGATGTATGTCGTAGAAAACTTCTCCTGAATATGCGTATAAAATTCTATTGGTTCCTATAACAGCATATTTAATACCTTGTTTATTTACCATGTGATGTAAACCTCTAGCAGCGCCAGTTAGTTTACTGTCACCTAATTGATTCCAACCACCTATTTTTTCTGGTGTACCGTACCTAAAACGTACATTAGTACCACCGGTCCATTGAGACTCAGCTCCGGTAGATGTGACTTGTTTATTGAATCCTGGTAAAAAACCTAATTTTTGTAGCATAGTGGCCTTCTATTATATAATTAAAGGTTAGAATATACTATATTTTATTATTTAACACCATATTTTTAAAAACAGTTATACCAAATAGCTAGGGTATATCTCTTTCCTTTAATAACGGGGTTAACTTTGTGCCACACTATTTCTTTAAAGCTAACCACACTTCCTTTTTTTGGTTTATGTACTACTCGTGTAGAAGACATCGCTTCTGAATAATCAGAAGCAGTGATTAACTCCCCACCTTCAAAATTATCATTTAAAAAAATTACAGATGTTCCTTTGTATATTGGATAATCTCTATGCCAATCCATACCTTGACCTTCGTTCCATTCTACAACTTCCATGTTGTTAATATAGAAAGACGGATCAACGTTTTTATGTGAATAGCTGTGTATAAAAGCAATTAGCTGTTTAATAGTTTCTTCTTTATTTATTAAATCATAAAGTCTTAAAACTTTCTTGTCATTAAATACCTGTTTAGCTTCATCATTATTTTTGTACAGGTCAATAAAAAACTGACACAATTTATCGTGAATTAAGTTATCTATATTCATTAGTTTGGACTCACAAAAAAATTGGTTATAGCAAATCTGCCCAGACCTTTATTTCTGTTTTCTGCATCAATAGATACTGGAGTTACTGAATGCATATAATAACTTGGAAAAAAAATCATACGGTTATGTTTACATTCTATTGTTTGATCAGATTGTGTCAATACAAAATCTCCACCTGTAAATTTTTTAGGTTCTTTAAAAAACCAAATAATACTTGTAAATTGAACTGTATCAAAATGATTTTTATATTCTTGACTGTTATCATAGTAACTAATCATAGTGTTCATTTTAGTAGCATTCATAAATTGAACACCTTGAGGCATACTTTCTCTTATAAAATTATGAAATTTAGGAGAAAGATATTTATTTACAGAAGATACAATTGTAGAAAATTTTAAATATTCTTTATTATACATTTCGCAAGGATATATTCTCCAACTATTACTTAATTTTTCTCCTTTGTCTGCGGCAGAATTTTCTGATGCGTGTTGTAAATTTTCAGGTCTATAATAAAAATCTAATTCTTTCCAAATTAATTTTTCTTCTTCTGGTGAGTACCAGTTATCAGCTACGATAAATGGAAACAGACCGTCTCTATCTATTCCTTTAACTTCTTGTCTTATCATTTCTCAAAATAATTAAAATTTAAAATATATCTTTTTTCTACATTTACCGATAATAGTGCTCTGTGTAAAGTACAACTTTTCATTACTAACAATTGATTTTCTTCTGCTTTTATAAATTTTATTTCATTATTGTTTTTTATTTCAGTTCCACCATCTGCGGTATTTAAATAATAAATTGCAGTAAAATTATTGTGGTTATAGTCTGTATGCCATTTAGATTTTTTATTATAAAACAAAGAAGATAATAACAGATTTGCTCTTGCTTGAATAACTGCAATAGGGTTTAATTTTTTGTAAATGTCTTCTGTTAATATTTTATTAAAAGTTGAAGTTATTTCATTATCATGAAATAATGAATGCGAAAAATAACCAGCTTCTACTTCATTATCACTTTTATAATACCATGGAAAATCTTTATCTATAATTATGTTTTTAATTTTAATAAATTTATCTTCATCTAAAAAATTTTTAATTACTTTATAATTCATGTCTTGTCTGGCACTCCTATAAATTCTCTATTGTCGTATTTATTTTTTTCTGCTTCTTCATTTTTACTATTGTAATGAAGAAAAACTTGAGCACAGTTTTCACCTTTAAAAGTTTCTCGCCAGTGTTCTAAAAGACATCCTTTGTATAATAACATATCACCCGGTTCTAAATCTATTTGATTACCTTTAAGATTTTTTTCTCCAGAAGGCTCTAAATAAATAGGCCACGGGTCTCCACCTAAATTTAATGTAGTAGATATCTCACAAGACATTCTATCTTTGTGTCTACGTAACACATCATTTTTTTTATAAATTCTACAATAAGAATACATTTCAATTAATTCTTGTTCTGTTTCTTTTTCCATTAAAGGTTTTAATTTTAACAAAAGAGTTTCCATAACAGTGTCACCATATATTGAATAAGTATTTAAAACTTGTGGGTCTGTCCAACAACCAAAATGTTTATTGTAGGGAGATATCAATTTGTTTTGAAATAAATAATTAGCTATTTTTTTTCTTAAACAGATGTATTCATATATAAAACTACTCATCTCTGTTGAAATAGCTTTTTTTATAATTGAATAATTATGTTTTTTAAAAAAGTTCATATAGTAAAGTCAAAGTTAATAACGTATCTGTGTTTATATTTAATGGGAGAATTTCCTGCATGATATTGATGTCCATCAAAATAAATAGCATCTCCTTGTTTAGGTGTGTTTTGTAATATAATTTTCTTATCTATATCTTTTAATGCATTATTTAGTTTTTCTTTTTCATTAAAAAATTTATCAAATATAAAAGTATCACCATCAGAGTCGTTTATATAATATACTAAAGTTTTATAGGGTTGGTCAAACTCAAATAAATCTGTGTGTGGTTTATTAAATAAATATTGATCTCTGTTTGGATGCTGAAACGTAAGTCTTAGTCTTACACGAATAATATCTTTAACAACAACATTTGTTTTTTGAGTAAAAAAATATAACAAAGGTCTAAACAAACTCCAGTACATAGAGTCCTCTTGTTTTTCAATTACCAAACTATGACTAAATCCTATGTTGTCTAAAAATTTTATACCGGCTGTAGGTAAACTACTTTTGTTATACCCTATGCTTGGAGTATAGTAAAAAGGTATTTCTTCTACGGTTTTTTTTAACTCTTCTTGATATACCTCTGGTATTAAATTTGTTAATAATTGTGGGTTCATTGTAATTTTAAATCCGATACGTAAAAATTATGTTTAATATTTCCTTTTAAAAAAGTATTAAAAGATAAAGAAGATCTGGTACGTGGTGATTTATTGATATCAACACTATGCCATACACTTGAAGGAAATAATATTAACATATTTTTTTCTATTAAAACTATTTCTCCTAATGCATTTTCAGGTGTCCATTTTTTTCGTGTCCAAGACAAAGGCCATAAATTTGTTTGTGGGCTTTGTAGTGTAAAATTAGGCATGTCTTTATCTACATCCACAAAATAAACTCCAGATAACATACTGTTTGAATGATAATGCATAGCGTGTCTTTTTCCAGTTTTTAAAAAACTAACCCAAGAATTGGTAATATACAACTCGTCCTCACATTGCATGATCTCATCTTTGTATTTATCTACACATTTTTGTATTTGATTTTTTAGATTTTTTAATTCAGGTCTATCTAATATATGGGTGTCATTAGAAGAAACATTATTTAAGTATTCATTATTTTTATTTCCTGTTTCTACATTCAATAAAATTTCTTCTTCTGTTTTATTTAATTGATCAAGTTTAAATACAGTAATTGGAGTAGGAAATAAATTTATTTTAATCATTTTATTACTTTAATTTTTTCTATAAACGAAATAAGAATTAAACGTTCTTGATCTTTTTCTTGTATTTCTGAAGAATGAAACATCTGTCCATCAAACGCAACAAGTCTATTATATTCACCTGTAAAAGAAACAGTTTTATTAAACATAGAATTGTTTTTAATTTTTAATTCTTGTATTTCTTTTTTTTGTTCTTCTGAATATTTATCATAATTTTTAAAATAATCTTGTTTACGATTTTGATCAAGAACTTCTAAACTACAATTATCTTTTATATTATACAAAGACGTGCCGGAAGTGTTGTTTGGATCTAAATAAACAATACCTGTAATCTTACAACTATCTTGATGAACCCAACCGTCATTAATATCATAATCATTTTTTTGAAAATAAGTTCTTGCAAAGAATTCTATTTGACAGTCTGGATAAAAACAGTTTAATATTTTTATATTAATAGATTCAAATAACTCAGAATTTATTTCATGAATTGGTTTAGACCTAACTCCACGCACATACCCTACATTTGAATAATCAATTTTATTTGCTAGTTTAACTAATTGATTTGGATTTTTAAAAACACTATCTTTACTTGCAATCATTTCCAAGGAGGCCCTAAATTCCATAGAACTAACGAGTTTCTTTCTCCAGTTCTTATAGGTCTTACTTGATGAGTAACAAAAGAAGGAAATACTAATATAGATCCTTTTGGTTTTATTTGATCTAAGGTAATAATATTTCTACCATCTTGATTATTTCTAAGGTCTATTTCAAAGTCACCACCTGTGTATTTACTTGGATCCGTAAGGTTTACAGTTGCAGATAGTTTTCTAATTTTACCTTGATAGTTGGGATGTGAATTTTTACCAAAAGGTTTTGGCATATCGTCGGCGTGCCAAGTATAGAATTGATCTGGTTTATATTTTGTAAATTGAATAGATTCTGTCCAACTCCAATCAAAGTTCCAACCTGCATTTTCATTAGCTGTGCGAATATAAGGTATTATTTCATCAAATATCCACTGATCATCTAAAAAACAAACTTCTGATTTTCTTATTTCTTTATTATCAATTAAACTATCTTCATGTCCTACTAAACCTTGTTCTAATACTTTTGAGTTTCCATATTTTATAATGTCATTACAGACATTTTCAGGAACTGCTTTTTCAAAGCACCAGTAATATTCATTTAAACCAATCATTCTTTATGATTGACATTATAAAGTATGTATTAAAAATGTAAAGTTAAATTAAGACCACTCACCAGCTTTTACATAAGTGTAAAGAGCATTCATGTCCCAAACACCTGATCCATAAAAAGCAAATGCTTGTGCTGGTGATACTACACGTACCGTTCCTGACCCACCATTTCCACCAGGAGAAGCACCTGAATGACCATCTGCACCGTCTCCAGTATTGGCTTGAGCTGAACTTCCAGATCCGCCGCCAGTTCCTCCAACAGCTAAAGTTTGTCCTGGATATAAAGTAGGAGTAACTCCATTACCTTTTGTTTGAGAAGATGCTGCTGATCCAGCTCCTCCACCGCCGCCTCTACCATTCGGTGTAGCTGCTCCGTTATTTCCTTGTGGTGGAGTAAATGGAGGTGTATTTCCTAATCCTTGGGATCCTGCTCCTGGACCTCCGGGACCTCCCGATCCGCCTCCGCCCGATCCGCCTTGACCACCTGAATCTGTTGCATTTCTTCCTGCTCTTCCACCGCCTGTTGCAGTGACCATTCCTGAACCTTCACTGCCTCCAGGATTAAAAATTGATTGTCCTCCATCGGTTTGACTACCATTAAAACCACCTTGACCACCGGCTCCTACAGTAACAGCAACGGGTCCTGAAACAGGGACGCCAGTTATTTGACGAATTCCGCCAGCGCCGCTTCCTCCGCCAGATTGTCCTAAAGCTCCACCGCCTCCAGCTATGACACAAACATCAACAACGCTTATTGCAGATTGATTTCTAGTCCAGGTTCCATCACCAGTAAAAGTTTGAGTATTTGCAGTAGTTTGTCCAGAATTTTGAACTGGTGCTCCTGTAACTCCGCCATTAAATCTATTTGTCATAATTAATCTCCTGTGTAATTTGTATCTATAAATTGTCCAAATGTAAAGCCGCTATCTGACCACGTACCATTACTTGCATCCCATGCATATAGTGTTACTTGATCATCACTTGGTCTTGGTTGACCTTCTTCAGCTCCACCATCTTCTAATTGACCAACCATTCTTTGTTTATGTTCGTCCCAAGATAAGGCTGTTGGTTTTCCATTAATTTTATAAGTGTCTGGGTGACTTACATTAGGCCACGGCATAGGTGTTTCCCATACACAAGTTGTTTCATTAAGAACCCAAGAATCATGAGTTATAGCAAAATTACATTTCATAGGTCTAGCTGGTATAAAAGCATCTCTTGTTGAATCATATGTGTGATTCACACCAGCATAATTTTTTCTAAATGCTTTTGATTGATCAGGGTTTTCTGTTCTACTTCCATCTCCATTAAAAAGATAATGTTTACCTTCTGAAGTACCGTAAGAAGTTTTTTTCCAATATCTTGGAGTAATATCACCATGAACTGATGTTAAAAAAGCTATTCCGTTTTCTTCAGACCCATTTTCATCGGAGTCTTTTACAACGTGAACTGATATAACAGTATGGTTAGAATCTATTTTAGCATAATGTGCCATTTAAATAATCTCCTAATCGTCTAAGATTTCGTAATTTACAGTAATAATTGCATCACCAGCAGCACTTGCGCCAGCTTCAAGATTATCATTTTCTTCAAGATATATTGTAGAGTTTTTATCAAACGCAATCAATGTAGAATCTGCTGGTACAGAAACTGTACTTGCAATTTTAAGAGGTGATCCAGATGCTTTTGTAATTGCTATTGAAACATCTACTGAAGCTGAACCATCAATATTTGCAACTATAATATTATTAATTTTTACAAGTGTATTAGCTCCAGCTGCAAGAATTTGAGTAGTCAAATCTGTTGTTAGAGCCGCTTGTATTGATTTACCTGTAATTGATGTTACGTTTACTAGATTTGGGTTTGCCATAATTTATTTTCTCCTAAGTGTTATTCTTTTATCCGAAAACCAATGCCATTGCAATAGCTTTTCCCACTGTTGCTAAACTTTGACCATTTGCTTGTATTTGACCCGTTCCTTTTGGAATAAGGTTAATGCTTACGTTAGTTTCTCCAGAAGCCGTAATACTAGGTGCATTACCTGAAGCAGCGTTAGCTAATGTAAGTTCGTTAACCGCTGAACCGGTAGCTGTTAAAAGTAATAATTCATTTCCGTTAGTATCTAAAATTGAAGTACCAATTTTAGGTGCTGTTAAAGTTTTGTTTGTTAAAGTCTGTGTACCCGTAAGAGTTACATCACCAGTACCCCCTAACACAGCTTCAAAAACACCAGTGTTTGTTGCAACACCATCAAGATAAATAAGTTTGTATCCTTTATTGTCTGTTGCAAAAGTAACAGTTGCACCTGAACCTGATGCTGCTTTTATTTGCACTGTTTGTGCACCTGAAGTGCTGTTTTTAATAATGTAAATATTTTCTGTAAGTAATGGAAAAGTTACAACTCTACTACCAGATATTGATCCTGTAAGTTCTATAACTCTTTGTTGAGCAGTACCTGTTAAAGCACCATCCGCTATTGTTAAAGCTGTTGGTGTTCCTGAATCAGTTACAGCTTGAGAAAGATAGCCACCTGTAAGTTGTTCAATTAAACTTAAATTTGCGTTAGTTTTTGTTCCCCAAGTACCAGCGTTTTCGCCGGTTGCCATTAGCTCTAAGCCAAGATCTGTAAAAGTTGATGCCATAATTTTGTACTCCTAAATTGGTTTATTTATATATTTTATTTGTTGTTAAGTCAAACATGTTTAAGCGGTTTTTCTAGTATATCCGGTACTATCTTTAGGTACTTTCCTTGTGTAACCTGTGCTGTCTTTAGGTGTTAATCTTTGATAATATCTAAGACTTATGCCGGCATCATTTAGTGTAGTGGTAGCTGTTTGTCCTAACCCCACTAAACTAGCAATAGATAATTGAGTTGTAGTTAAAGATCCTAAAGATGTTGTAGCCGATTGACCTGCTAACAATGCAGGAGTTATATTTTCTATTGTTAAAGAGCCTAAAGCTGTTGATGCAGAAACACCAGTTAACAAATGAATAGGGTTAGATGAAATTGTAATAGCACCTATTGCAGTCTGTGCAGATACGCCTGTTATACCCATTACATCTGCAGGAGATATATTTCCTACTGTACTTGTGGCTGATAAAGCTGGTAGACCTATTGAATGGTCATCAACCGATAATAATCCTGGACTTGATGTTAAACTTAATGCAGATAGTGTAAGTGAAACATCTGATTTAGCACTTAAAGATCCTATAGCACTTTGAGCAGACAGGCCAGTCAATCCTAGTGCCACATCATCAGGAGTTAATACTCCAACAGTTGTTGTTGCAGATAGACCAGTTAAATTAAATACAGCAGAGTCAACAGTACCCCAACCATTTTCACCCCAATCTAAAGTACCCCAACCTGGTTGTACTTTTATAAAATTAGTAGGAATATTTAAAGATGTAGTTGCAGTTAAACCTGGAAGAATAGCATCAATAGCAGACTCTCCCCAATTTTCAAAACCCCATGTATCAGAACCCCAACCAGTTTCATTAAAAGATTCTACTGATCCAAGTGTAGATGTAATTGATAAACCTGTAAGAGAAACGTTAACTTCAGTTTGAAGTCCGTAACTATTTTGACCCCAGGTGGTTCCAGATTGGTTCCAAGTGTTAGCCATAAGGATTTACCCCTATGCTATTTGAACGATTGCGTTGCCTGCAGTTTGAGCTGGGAATTGAACTGTAAAAGTTCCACTAGTTACAGTTTTGTCTGCACCAAAATTAATTGCACAAACACTTCTGTTTGTTGTAAATCCTGTAACTGCTGTTGAATTATAAATTAAACAACCTCTTGCTG